CAGCGAGGTGCTGGCGGCCGGCGACTACGTGAACATCTGGGACGACGCCGGCACGGCCAAGGTGCGCAAGGCCGATGCCAGCGCCGCCAACGCCGGCAAGCGTGCCCATGGCTTCGTGCGCGCCGGCGTCGGCACCATCGGCAGCGATGCCACCGTGTACTTCGAAGGGCCGAACAGCTCGCTTTCGGGCCTCACGCCTGGCGCGACCTACGTGCTGAGCCACACCTCCCCGGGCGGTGTCGTGCCGCTGGCGTCAGGCACCGCCACGGCTGGCCACATTCTGCAGATCCTGGGC